CTAGAGCTGGGGCGCTCTTCCATTTCCGCCGCCGCTTCTGCGCAGTATCCAGCACGACAAAATGCCTAGCCGGCTGCCGGGCGATTGTCTGCGGGACGTCCCAGCTGCGACATATCCAACCGTCGGAACACCCAGCCCGACAAGAGCGTGATCACGCCCACGCACACGAAGCTCAGCGTGAACGCACGCCCCAATGATGCGTTGGCCTCCCCCGAGAACATGCCGACCAGGCCGCCGCCGATCGTCACGCCCAACCCGATGGCCAGCATCTGGATCATCGAAAACAGGCTGTTCCCACTGGCGGCATCCCGCTTGCTCAACCCCTTCAAGGTCACGCTATTCATCGCCGCGAACTGCATGGAATTGGTCGCGCCGAACAGGGCAAGTTGGACGACCTGCAACGCCAACGGCCACCCAGGCGAAATCGCCGCGAACGAGACAATGGATGCACCGACCAATACCGTGTTGACCAGCAAAAAGGTGTCATACCCGTAGCGCCGAACCAGCGGCGCGATCCAGGGTTTGGTGATCGTGCCCGCAATCGCCGCAGGCAACATCATGAGTCCGGACTGCAACGGCGAATAGCCCAATTGCAGTTGCAGCAACAGCGGCAGCAAGAACGGCACCGCGCTGCTGCCGATGCGACACACCAGATTTCCGACCAGCCCTACACTGAAATTGGGCTCGCGAAACAGGCGCAATTGGAAGAGGGGATTCTGACGTTTGCGCGCATGGATCACGTAAAGCAGCACGGTCAACGCGCTAAGTGCGAACAGGCCCGTCGACCACGCCATACGCCCTGAGCCAGCGGGCAAGTCCAGGCCGAGCGAAAACGACACCATGCACAAGGACAGCAAGGAGCAACCCAGCACATCGAAAGGTGCCACGTCAGACAGCGCATCCTCGGGCAAATATCTCCGCACGGCTAACAGGCCGGCAATTCCGATGGGCACATTTATCATGAAGATCCAATGCCAGCTTGCCACCTGCACCAGCAGGCCGCCCAAGGTGGGACCAAAAATAGGACCAACCTGACCCGCGATCGACACAAAAGCCAATGCGGAAATGTATTGATCGCCCGGCACCCTGCGCAGCACCGCCAGCCGTCCGATCGGCACTAGCATGGACCCACCCACGCCCTGGACCACGCGCGCAACGGTCAACTGCGTCAGGGTTTGCGCCATCGCGCAGAACACCGACCCCATCGCGAATATCAGGATTGCCGCCAGGTACACACGCCGGGTGCCGTAGCGGTCGGCTAACCAGCCCGAGGCCGGCGTCAGCATGGCCATCGTCAAGGTGTATGCCACCACGACAGGCTTCAGCGCAAGCGCCTCCTCGCCAAGGCTGCGCGCCATGGCGGGCAGAGCCGTATTGACGATCGTAGTGTCCAGCGTCTGCATGAAAAAGCAGGCAGCGACGACCCAAAGCAGGGCCTGCTGTGATGAGGGTTTAGCCATGGACGAATCGTACTGCGCGAATGCCAACGGACGGCTGACAGCGGGTACGGCGCGTTCGCCTCGGGCACGACTCTTTCGGGGTGCTGGAGGCCCGCGCGACAGATTGCCGCCGCGATGGAGTGACCCCGTTTTTCGTGGAATATACTGTATAAATAAACAGTCTTTTCCGCCATGCCGTTCAAAGCCCCCCTTACCCACGCCGACCTACGCATCATCCGCGAACGCCAGCCCTGGAACCCTGACGTCATCTCATTGCTATGGGAGGTCAAACGGCTGCGGTCGGTGTTGCTACGCGCCCACCAATTGTCCGCGGATCTGAAGCGGCCAAGCGGTCTGACAGGCGAACTCTACGACGACTTCATGAAAGGCCTGCGGGATGAACCCTGTGTCCAGGAGCGCGACGGGATGACGACATCGTTGATGGAAGCGCCGGACAGGCTAAGAAAGGGGATGGCACCTCGGTAGGAGCAAAGGGGCGCAGCGACGCCCGGGCGTCATTCGACCGCGGAGGTTTGCTGCAACGGCGTCCGCGTGTCGCCAAGCCTATCAGCCCACTTCCCCGCTCAACTGCATGTGACAACGCTGACCATGCTAATTGCACTCATCAGATACTGCATCGCGGCAACTTTCTCCGGCGTCTGATGAACCGACGAATTCTCGAGCTTCACCAACGCGTGTTTCATCAGCTGAAGGGAAGACATTGTTGAAACGGTAGAGGCCATTGGGGCCGTGCCGTTCCATTCTTGGGCTTCCGCCTCGAAGGCCTGCGGATCCGTGACTGCAGCAGGTAAGGCTTTAGATTTCATCAGAGCACTCTGTTGGTGTGTCTTACAAGGAAGAAATCAGAACCTGCGCCGATGCAAAAGTTCCGGCGGCATGAGGACCACGCAGAGTGGTACGCGCAGGCCAATTCCAAAAAGAACAAGGGGCTACGCCAAATTGGCGTAACTCCTTGATTTCTTTGGTAGCCCCCCGAGAGTCGAACTCGGCACCAACGGATTATGAGTCTGTCGCCTCTACGCCCTTGACGGGGATCTTTCCGTCGGCGCCGATATCCTGGATCAAGCCGGTACCGCTGGACTTGTCCTCGATGAGCAACTGCCGCAGCGGCGTCGAGAGCTTCGGGTTGAACGGCTTGTTCTTGGCCCAGAAGTCCACGGCCCGGCGCTTGAGCTCGGGCGCCTGCCATTTCCCGCGCAGCAGGTCCAGCAGGTACAGCTTGCCGTCGTCGCCCAGGCCCCAGCATTCGAATACGCTGTAGTCGTTGCGCTCAGCCGTCTTCTGGGCGGTATCCGCGAACACCTTGCGCGAGAGGATCCTCGGCGGCACCACATAACGCCCGAACCACGCACCCTTGATTAGGTCGCCGCCCAGCGGCGCCGGACGCTGCTGATATTGCGCCGAGAACACGTAGCGGCTGACCCGCGCGCCGTCCTGGTCGGCGCCCGCGCCGGCCTCCATGGCGAGCAGTTCCGCCAACGGCTCCTTGTACGGCCAGTAGCTAAAACGCCCCTTTTCGTCCCGGACACTGCTGTCGATCTTCGCCTGGAGGGACGCCGGCAGGCCGGCGCCGTATGCGTCATCGATCAGCGCAGGGATGACGACCTGTTCCCAGCCCGACCCAAGGTTGCCGGCCTCAATGAAGCCGGTGACGTCCTCTTGCGCCAGGCGCTGCATGATCACGATGATCGGCGTGTCGGGGTTTGCCCGCCGGCTTTTCACCGTGGCGATCAGGTCGCGGTTTGCCTTGGCACGGCGCGGCTTGCTATACGCGTCGCCAACCTTGAGCGGGTCATCAATGACGATGGCGCCCTGCCACCCGTCCGCCATATGGCCGGCCCGGAAGCCGGTGATCTGGCCGCCGAGCGAAACCGCGTACACGCCGCCGGCCTTTCGGCCGTCGACCTCGATGTTCCAGCGCTTCTTGCTTTTGGCGTCTGCCGCTACTTTCAGCGGCCATAGCTCCTGGAATTCGTCCGACTGGACCAGTTCCTTGGCCGTCTGCGAGTTCAGCAGCGCTAGGTCGTCGGAATAGCTGATGTGCAGGAACCGGGCGCGCGGGTTCAGCGCCAGGCCGCGGGCCATCAGGTTGATGGCGACCAGCTCGGTCTTCGACGAGCCCGGCGGCACGTTGATGACCAGGTTCTTGATGCGGCCGTCGATGACGGCCTGGACCTTCTCCGCGATCAGCTCATGGTGCCAGTTGACCCGGAACTTGATGGCCTGGCGGTGCTTGAAAAAGTACCGGCTGAAGAACAGGTGATCCTGCTCGCACATGGCCTTTGCAGTGGCGCGCAGGACAGCGGGGTCAGTAGTCGCCTTGGAGTTTGGCGACGGCGGCGGCGACTTGTGTTTCATCGACCACCACCGTTTTCTGTTCTATCGGGCCGCCGCCGACGCCCGTATGCTCCCGTCTGTTCGTGAAGGCGCCGCCGGCTTCCTTTGCGGCTTGCTCAAGGACTGCCGCGGCGCCGACGACGTTACCCCGGCTGATGTGCCGGTCATAGATCTTGCCCAGCGCCCGCAATCGGAACGCTTGGTCGGCGATCGGGATCTCGGCCACTTCCTGCCGGAATCGTTGCCGGGTGTCGTTGAACAGGTGGATCCACTTTGCCGCCAGAGTCTTGCCGGCAGCCTTCGTGGGGTCGTACTGCGCGACCTGCATGCGCGGTACCTCCAAATCCGAACTCATCTTTCACAGCCTCCGCCACCTAGCTGGGCGCGTCCCAACAGGCGAGCGCCTGGACGATGAAGCGCTTGTGGACGTCGGTTAGCTTTGGCATGGCCTAATCCGCTCCAACTGATTATCGGGACAGTGCAAAGATCGCCTGTAACAAAGCAACTTACAATCCGAATTCTCAAAGACGAAGGAATGCTCTACAGAACGGGGGAACGAACAATGGAAGACATCGCTGACAAGGCACGGCGTAACCTGATGGGCGTCGCCGCCGGCATCGTCGCGGTTTGGGCACTAGATATCCCGCTGGATGGCAAGCTCGTGGGCGCGGTAAATCTGAACGAAGTTCAGCCTTGGCGCGCGTGGTTTTGTGCATTAATCGTGCTCGGATACTTCTACTGCCGGTTCAGGCTCGCGCCCGAAAACAAGGCGGGACGGATCAAGTACGTAGAAATTAAAGCAAAGACCGAGCAAGACAGAAATGCAGACTATGCGCGAGCGCAATTCGATGCACTTCGCACCGGAAGCGCCGTTTCACTAGGCTTCGACCTGGGCCAGCCTCCGTTCCAGCAACTTGTGCCTAAAGAAGCCTCCATGCAAGAAATAATCTGGGGTCCTCAAGACAAGCATGGGCTACCGGGGACCCTTACCTTCTATTGGCAAGAGCCCAGTGGGTCGAGCAGCGGCACTTGGATTGGCCAGGCCGAGTTTAAGATCCCTGGGGGCTGGCTGCGACACCAAGCACTGCTTTCTCATTGGCGCCGAGTGAGAAACCTAAATTGGGAAGGGCTAGAAGTCACGCTTCCAACGACTTTGACGCTTTTTGCTGCAGGAATCTGCATGGCCAAGCTCCTGGCCTCGCTGTACTACAGTTGGCCCTTCGCACGTCAAATGATCAATATTTGATCTGAGCATCCGCCTTCATCAATTCGGCCGGAGACACGGTTGGAACAAGTCGGGGCTAAAGGGATTGAGCGGTGCAGCCGTTAATTGGTATTTACGACGACGGATCCCGCTATGAGCACATCTCCCTCACCCGTACAGAGTTCATCGGAGCCGTTCACGGCCCTGACCCCGGCAGCCCAAAAACGCGCGATATTCTCCAGCTTTGTCACAGCCGCCATTGTCGTGGCCGCCGCCATAATGTTCGCCATCGACACGATGGATATCCTCGGTCTGCAGGTCGGGGTCGCCGCCTATATGGGGAGCTTCGTATCAATCTCATCGCGGTTGCTGGACCATGCTGCATTCACGATGAACGTTCACGCGAGACGCACGACGGACTGGTGGGGCGGAGCATACCTAGCCACGAGAGTATCAATCGGAGGAGCCCTGGGCATCGCTGCGGCCTACACGACGATGGCCCTTCAAGCGGGCCTCAATACCACTAACCACGCGCCGATGTTGCCCGTGGTAGCCGCATTTGCTGCGGCGTATGCCTTTAAGGCACAGCCGATCAGCCTCAAGTAGGGTTAGGCGGCCTTCAGGCAGCACCCGCAGGCCCGGGCAATGTCTAGCCGCGGCACAGCCGGAGCCGTGCCGGCAGCCGCTACTAGGCGGCGCACATCCGCCGAAGGCCCGTACCGCGCCACAACGGCCACGAATTCCTCGACGTCGTGTCCTACGATGCGCAGTTTCGGCCGGCCCTGCTTGTCGAATGCCGGCGCGCCGTACGGATCGAGCGCATGCCCTATGTGGTACAGCTCGTGCTCCACTAGCGCGCAGAAGTCCGCGTCGCTGCAGGTGGCGCAGTAGTCTGCCGACAGGGTGATTAGGAAGGCCGGCACTCGGCCGAACCATTCCACCATCTGCTGCTCCTGGCGCGCCTTCTGCCAGCCCCCCACACGGAACATAATCTGTTCGGCCTGGCCCAGGACGGTGCTGCCGGCCTTTTCGAAGGAGTTAGGCGCCCACAGGAAAGCTAAATCCGAATCTCTCAAATGAGCATGATCCGGGTTGTGAAGTGCCCCGCCCCCCCTTGATAATGGTCGAGTCGATCCAGGAGCCAAGTCGCTCCGCTGGGGAGAACCTATCTTCGGTGGGCAGAAGGCCTTTTCGGTCGGCAAAATTATGTGAGTTTTTCATCCGAGTAACTATCAAGGCAAAAGGAACATGGCCACTATCACCTCAATAAAATCAAAGGCGCGGACGTCCCTCAGCGGAGCTAAGCAAGCGGCGATGCAGATGGCAAAAGCTGATCCCCGAGTGGCACAGAGCTACCTAGATTCCATTGTGAAGCTAGTCGAGTGCATCGATGAGCTAAGCGACGTCGCGTCTGCCCAACAAAACGAAATTGACGAGCTGAAAAACCAAAACAGGCCCGGGTTTATCCGACCGTAAGGAATGGCCCCGGTCATCGCCGGGGCATAAACTCAGGACGTGTTGGCGACGAATTCAGCTGCTGATTCCTCACCGATATTTTCCGGAACTGAAGTTTTTTGCACGGGGACCTCGATTTGGAAGTGATTACAGGCCTAGCAATCGCTGGATCTTGCCTGCTCGTCGGCTTTGGCGCCGGGCGTTTACGTCGGCACGCATTACCAGCCGTCCGACGCCGCACCAGAGCGATGCAGCGGCGGAAGCCGCCGAGTGTTTCCGTAAAGACAGGCAAGACGGACCACATTCTCCAAGTCGACAGGTCACAAGCCATCCAATTGTGGATGCAATCATCGACGCAGGCGGCCGAAGTTGTGCGCGACCGCGTGAAATGGTTCGCAGGAGCATCGACTGTTTCCTTAGCTGTCACCGCGAGCCTATTGGCCGTGGCCAAGACTTCGAACCGGGATCTCATCTTCGCTGCCGTCCTATTTATCCTGGCCCTGTACGCCTCCCTGCTCCCCCTCGCCGGATTAGCGGATCAAATGAATAAATCGACGCGCGTTATGGGGCAATCATTAGTGGATGCCCGGCCGGATTCATCCATAAATATTGCCCCCCCTATGTGTGGCCCTCCGTTAGCTCACGCGTGACGGAGATCATCGCCTTACTATTATTAGCTGGCGGATTGATCACGCTTGCGCTGGCTGTAATGGTCTAAATCCCAACAGCTATGGCCTCAGAACAGTCCCGCTGGCGCGGCCGCCACGTCCCAACTAAAAATTAGGATTTCACCGCGCTCCACCCCGCACCCACCGTCCACCGGGTAGCGGATGTCGGTCGCTTCGATATGAAACCCATCAAAAGCGCGCCGGATATCAGGGTGATCGTTCAGACTGACGTCCCGCGGCGCTGCAATTGGCGCATGCGCGCCGCCATGTCCTCGTACTGTGCGAATCCAAATTGCACGCCGTAGCCCTCGGTCGCCCAATACGGTGGGTCCATATAGAAGAGCGTATGCGGCCGGTCGTACATCTCCAGGCATTTTTGCCAGGGCAAGTTTTCGATGTAGGCCCCGGCCAGGCGCAGATGCGCCATCGACAGGTTCTCCTCGAGACGCAGCAGATTGAGACCCGGCGGCGCCGTCGTCGCGGTGCCGAAGGTCTGCCCGTCCACCTTGCCGCCGAAGGCGTTCTGCTGCAGGTAGAAAAACCGCGCCGCGCGTGGTATATCGGTCAGCGTCTCCGGCCTGGTGATCTGGAGCCACTTGAACACGTCGCGGCTGGTCAGCGCCCATTTGAACTGCCGGACGAACTCTTCCAGGTGGTGCTGAACCACGCGATAGAGGTTTACCAGCTCGCCGTTGACGTCGTTCAGCACTTCCACCTTGGCCGGCGTCGGCCGCAAGAAGAAAAGCGCCGCGCTGCCCGCGAAGGGCTCAACGTAGCATTCATGTGCCGGGAAGAACGGGAAAATACGATCGGCCAGGCGACGTTTGCCGCCCAGCCAAGGGATGATTGGGTTTGCCATGTAAGCGTGTAATTGTTACCTTAGCCCTCGCCTGTACAGGTGAGACGGCCTCGGGTCGCTCACGGCCTTATTCCGTTGGTCGGCTGTCGGCCAAGCGGTTGCCGCCGCTTGGCCGTCGCCGTCTTTTCATAAGCTTGTCGAATGTCAGCAGAGGGGCTGATCAAGGAGACACATATGAACAAAAGGTTGGGCGTAGGTGACGCGCTCGCAAATGTCCGGTTCGGAGACAACGCCATTCCACCGGATTTGCCGGGCAAGCTGTGGGAACCGAAATCGATCCCTGAATATGCCTTTGACGCTATCCGCGAGCAGGTTCAAGAGTTCGAGAAGGAACTCGCGAATTTTCCTGGCGCGTTCTCGGTAAGCCTCACCTCGGGAGGCTATGCCATGGCGGTCGACTCCATCCGGCTGCACGGCCAGTTCATCGTCTTTATCGGATGCGACGACAGCGGGGTACCGCTCCGCGTAGTCCAGCTTACACGCAGGTGTCGATGGTACTTTCGAAGGCCACACCAATAAGCCCCAAGAAGCCGATCGGCTTTTACACCGATTGAGTCAACAAAAAAGCCCCGGTTTTTGGTCGGGGCGTTTCTTCAGGACGCACTTACTACGAGTATGGCTAAATTTTGACATTTTTGTCCGGGCATGTCAAGTGGTTCGCTTAAAACCTATATATGTTGTGCCCTAACTGTTGGCAAGGAGCGCTACTGTAAGTTCAAGAACCTCCTGTTGCTGCAGCAATAGACGCGCGAATTCGCTTCAGCCCTTCTGTAGCATTGGCGTAAACAGCCTCAGAACGAATAATTCGTTGCGTAGTGTCCATGACGATTAAGCGACATTCCTCCAATGGATCATCTTCAGGCACCAATTTCCCCAACGGAGCCGCCGAACGCGGGCCCAGGACACACACAAAATGGTCATCTACTAGCCGCTTAGTTGCTTCCCACTCCATGAAATATCCCAGGCAGTAGTTCAGCCGACTTCGCTGCGAATGGAGTTCGTCGTATATCACGACCAAAACCAGCGCATTACGAGCAGTTGCTTCCTCCAATGCAGTGCTCAGGTCCGAATGAGGTTGCCGGAGAAAGAAGCGATCATGCACAGGCACGGGCACCACTGGCGAGGCTGCATATTGCGAAGAAACCACCCACTGTTGAAATGAAATCGGCATGTACCGAGCTGCAAGGCTGCGCCCATTTGGGGAGTCAAGCAGCTTATTCTCAATCAACTCTTTATCAAAGACCAGCAAACCAAATCTGGGCTTCAAAGCGGCCAGATGCACTGAAAGCGTACTGCTTGGAACCGTAGAGTAAAACCCGATGAAGCCGCTACACCCATGCGTTTCGAGACGATCTCGCATATTTATTTCATCGTTGTGACTGACTGCAGCACCCGATTGAACTTTGTGCTTGCAGCTGACAAGCCAAAGAATCTCAGTTTGCCCTCCAGGCCCGTCCCTAACCTCTTTAACCACCAGATCGCGGCCCGCATCCGGACCGCGATCCGGAGAAGACACGATAATAAACCCCTGGGCAGCAAGAAAATCACGCGCAAACAGTTCGAATTGATCACGTTCCGTCCCAGCATGAGCGAGCGCGATCTCACCAAAGTTTAATGCTGGCAAAATAACCCTCCTAAGCTTCAGATTACTAGTTATTAAAATTACTTTCCGAGTATATTTTTACACCCACACAACTCAGCGATCGTCTCAATAAGGCAAACTGGTTCCAAAACTCTCCGCAAGAATCGCATCCGATTCATCTTGAGTTAAAAACAACCTCGCCACTACGTGCAAATTTGTAACGTACTTTTCAAACGTCTTCTCCGCCTCTTCCTCAAACTCGCCATAAACCTCCGCATTCCTAAGAATTTTAAGCATTTCATCAATATCAACATCCGATTCTGCGGGGCCATCACTTAGACGCGCATCGAGAAAGACACCCAGCTTTTTAATCTCTTTTAACTCTCTAATCATCTCAGAGAGGCAATGCCTGCTTTTTCTTGCTACACAGAATTCTTGGTGATGATCTGAAAAAAATGCCAAATGTTTTAAAAATAGAATCCCTAGATCGCGATGCACCACATATTTAACTAGGGATCCTATCTTATCGAGCCCCATCTCATTTAGCTCGTTATCCTCAGGAAAATAAACCTTAATAGTTTGTTGCTTCCGCCAACGTTTATCTTCCGCCAATTTTATATCGATGTACTTCTGCAGCCAGATGAAGTAGGCCCGTTTATCTTCCACAGACACATAGACTAGGAAAAAAGGAGCTTGAAACATCTTTGCATAAAGGAGGGTCTTCACGGGAACGTCCAATGAAATTTCTCCCTCTCCAAAGGCATCCATCCGCCCTTTGATTTGAAAAAGAAGCAAGGTGCCAGTGGGATCCTCACCCTCAAACTCTTCCAACATCATGTCGATACCATAGTCTCTATCTTCTACCGATCTTTCTAGCCAGTCGGAAGTCAACTTTGTCCGAACAACTCTAACGGCGTCGGTATCGATTCTATGCGTGAGGCTGCGGCGAGGGGGTTGCGTATCGACGTTCGAGTGCGAAGATCTTTTTGCCATTTCTATTCAAATAATTATGTTTGAGTGGTCACGATTCTATAGGAATCCTAATCGTTGGCATTCTGAGTCGCTACAATACCGTTGTAAGTCGTAAATCCACATCGGGTGGAATGCAACGTACAGGCACCAGCTCAAGAACTCAGCGCAGCGCCGACCACAATCCCAACATCCGCCATAGCTAGTTGAAGTTCGGCCAGCGCTTTCTCGCCCTCGGACCCAGCCAGGCGCCGATAAGCCTGCAACACGTCATGCAGCGTGGACTTTGGCACATCAAACCGGTCTGATAGATCGCGAATCCGCGGCCTCCCTCGCAGCATCCGGCAAACCAGCATGTCGGTCACCAGCCGCTCCCTGCCCTCACCCACTGGGTTCAACCATTCCGACACGGCCCGCGCGCTCTCTGCGCCTTCGAGCCCTGTCGCATGTTGCGCGCGTAGAAGATGGAAGCCGATGCTGTCGCCCAGCGTGCGCTCCATCAACTTCACGATGAAGACGGCCTGCGCATGCCACTCATGCGGCGTCAAGCCAGACAGCTCCTTGCGTTCATACGTTGCATCGAACCGGTCCCGCAATGCCTCGCAGATCAACTGTGTCGGATTCTTCGGCTCGATGGGCATGGCCAGCATCAGATAGGCCACAGCGATCGCGTGCTCCGCGCATGCAAAGGTCCCTGCGTCACGGCGCATCTTTCTTCACTCCTTGGGCCGGTTCCATGTCCAGCACGGTCAGCACAACGGCCACGCCCGGCACCAGGCCGTAGACCTTACGCTTGCTAGCCTGGACCACTTGGGCGTCATCGCGGTACGCGACCCCGTTGCAACCGTCCTTGATGGCCTTCTCGACGTTGTCGCCATCCGGCTTCACGTTGGGCGCGATCTCGCCGGCGGCCGCACGGCGCTGCCGCACGCCGGACCAGGATTGCGGGATGGGCAGGATTATGTCCAGGTCAATGCGTATAGGCCCCGTATAGGCTTCGCGCCCCGCCATGGCTTGGGCTGCGACGAGCTTGACTAGGCTTTCATAGGCCACCGTTGCCTCTGGCGTGTAGTGCTTAGTGAACACGCGCGGCGCACCCGTCCTGGAATCGCGACCTATACGCGAGCTGGATTTCGCGCGGCCTTTTCCTTGAGGCACGCCGGGCACGGTAAACGTGATTTGGTTCGACATCATGCTCCCTCGCTGCGCACGTCGCGCAGCCATTCGATACGCGCGGCCGTCTTGGCCGCAGGCGCTGGTTGGTGGTGCCGACATGGGCAAGGGGTATTGCGGGCTGACGAAGGTGCCCGGGCGGTCTGTCATTGCTGCGCACCGGCCCAGCCCGAGCTGGGCGAACTTCGGGGCTTCGCGCAGCGTGAACAGCATGCAGCTGACGCACTCGACGTTGCCGGTCATATGTGCACCCCAAGGTCCGCGCGGGCGCGAGCTTTGTCGGCCTCGGTAAGGCCAGCGGCGGCGATCACCCTGGCCTTGAACGAGGGGAACGGTTCGCCCTGCTCCTGCACGATGCCCAGCTCTGCGCCCTTGACCGTGATGCCTGTGGCTGACGTCAGCCAATGACCGTCAGTGGACGCATCCGGGGCGCCCTCTAGGAGCCCACTCGGAACATCGTCCTGCCAGCGGCGTTGGTTTATGTAGGTCAATGGCGCGGGCTCAAAGCCCTCGCGCCACTGCTGTGTGCCAAGCATGGCCTGGACGTGCGCCACGAGGGCATCTGCCTCTGTCTCCAGCCTGCGGGCTTTCCAGCGTTTCGCACATTCGGCCTTGCCGACCTTGCGCTGCGATTTCGGCCATGTCGACCAGAATCGAACGAAACCGGGCTGTGACCTGTCGGCACCAGCCGACGAAGTGTTTATATTCTCTTGTTCTTGTTCCTGTTCTTGTTCTTGGCTTCGTAGAGGCTTCGAAGGGGCTTTGAAGGGGGTATGCTGTTTTTCCTTCGGAACCCGCTTCGAAGTCATGTGGAAAGCCGCCTCGTATTTCTCGAAGAATGGCTCTAGGTAAGGGTTTTCAGGCAATGCGTCGTACTCACGCTGGACACCTTTGCAACGGTTGTCTTTGGCTTCCAGCTGATCTGATATCTGGTATGCAGCCATTTCTATGACCCATACCATTTCACTTGCCTCGTCATACTGGCAAAATCCCGCTTCGAAGGTGCTTTGAAGCCCCTTCTTAGCCCCTTCCAAGCCTAGCCCTGTGTCTACGGCGATATAGTCCAGACTCAAGTAGTACAGCCCCAGCATGTTGGCGTGCTGGTTCGTCATCAGGTACATGCCTACGATAACGGCCTCGGGGCCTAAGGCCTTCAAAGCCTTGCCCGTCTTCCCGATCCAGAACTTTGGGGAAACCTTCGCGTAATCACGCATGACGCCCCTCCGCCTCTCTAGAGGGGCAGCCAGCCAGGGCTGTTACTGCTTTCTTCTCGAGATTGGAATGATGCTGAGGGCCGCGGTGACGTCGATCTCGTACTCGGTATGGATGTGTCGATGCACCCGTAGCAGAAGGTCCGTAGCCGGCCTGTGAGTGCTGCGAATGGAACGCCCCTCCCGAATGGCTGAATCGAGTTCGGCAATCACTTCCAGGGCCATTTCGAACAAAGCCCGACTCCGTGCCTCTTGAACTGCCTCTTCCCACTCTTCCTTCTGAAGCTGTTCGAGTTCTTCCCTGTTCATGGCGGCACCATATCTGCAAAATGAATAGGACAGGATAGCCGGTCAATGCCAGCGGCATGAAGGCGAAGTCGCGCAGATCGCAATCCGGAGGGGTCAGCGGCGCGAGTGCCTGCTGGGGATCCATCATGCAGCCTCCTTAGCCGCGCTAATATGGCGCGGCACAGTGGAGAACTCATGCAAATTCAAATGATCGCCAGGTATGGCGGGATTGCCCTGGCGCTGGCATTGGCGGGCTTCGTCAGTGCGATCGGAGTGCTGACGTTCGTCTTTGCACCAACGACCGGTGCCTACGCCCCCGTAAATAGCGCTGACGCAGCGGCATGGATTCAGGCGGTTGGTTCCATCGCTGCAATTATCGGAAGTTTCTGGCTGGGGCGTCGGCAAGCGGAGGAAGCGCGCAGACTCGCCGTTACCATGGCAGTCTCTGCAAAGATTGACAGAGAAAGGGCTTACTACAAAATCGTTGATTTGTTGTACTACACGCTTGAAAACATTGGCGTGGAGATGAAGAAATCGAATTACGAGCAAGCCTTCCAATCCATCTGGGAACACCACGCCAGAAGCCGCTGTGCCGGATTGACCGCTGCGTTCGATGCGCTGCCACTCCACGAGTTGGGCTCCAGCTCGAGAATTCTTTACGCATCCGAACTGCGTAGCACAGCGAATGGGATAATAAAGCTGGCTGACTTGGCTGCATCTCAGATAAAAGCTGGCAACAAGCTGGGGCCTGGCCTCTTGGAAGCGCTCGACGCGTATGAGAAAACTATAAAGAGCTGTTTTGCAGAATTTCAGGCCGCGTACCCAAGTGACTTTATCAACGCTCGTTAAGCCTCCTCCCCCCGTCGGCCAGGGCAGTATCAGCGGGCCTAAGGTGCGTAGGCAGCACAATGCGACGTGCAACCGCAACCCGCAGGGCGTCGTTCCATGTGAGGCCGATAGCGCGCCTCCATAACAAGACGGGCCGGTTAACTTTGAATACGGTGTTTTATCGGTCTTTTGACGCGGTGAATGATGAACAAATGCAGCACCTTGCTGCCCGAAGCTATCGCAATTGCAGGAGTAGGCTTCGGCACAGCGATTGCAATCAGGGGATGGCCCTCGTGGCCCTGGCCAAACGCGGAAGGTCAGACCTGGGCCGCATGGGCGGCGGCCATTGCAACTTTCCTCGCTGCTGCGATTGCATTGTTGGTCGCCAGCGGCGAGTCCCGCCGACGCAAGCGCGACCAGATCGCAATGGCCGCCCTCTATGCGGCACACCTTGCACCGAAGTTGAACCGCTTTGGTTATAAACTTCGGCGCGTCAGCAATGGCGCCGTTTTCTACGATGACGAAGACCCTGCAATGCCGTGGATGAAAGAAGAGCTTGACGGCATTGAAGCGGAGGTCGACCTCCAGCAGTTGATGCAACTTGTCCCATTGGAGCGCCAAGCTGCTCATAGAATTGCCCGCGGCCTTGCCATTGCAGACATGGCGCTGGACGAAATCCGGCGCATTGTGCAGCCGAGGGCGACGTCCCAGCGCTATTCGCTGGACGTTGCGGGACGTCTTTCCGAAGCGGCGGATCTCATCATTGTTGCGACCGAGACTTGCGAGCAGCTCGCCGCCGAATATGCCATCCCGCCCTCCGGCGAAGAACTGTTTGGCGATCCTTGAGGTCATGACGGGTCCACCTCTTTCGCAGGTACCTGCATGCCCGCCGCAACCATCTGCCGCTCCACCGTCGCGCGGGCTTGGCGCAGCGCAACGATGGATTCCGATGTTTCGCGGTGTGCCTGGATCAGTTCTTCCTTGGTCGCCTGGCCATCAAGCAATGCCGCCAGCGCGGCGCTTGCCTCGGCCTGCTCACGCAGGACGTTGGCCAACTGCGTGACGCACATGACGTCCGAGCCTTCTGTCGCCAAGGTGCGCACCGCCAAGTTGAGCGGGCGCAAGAGGTCATCGACGCAATGTCGGCGCCGGTCATGCGGCATGGCCGCCAGCACCGAGGGCAAGAAGTTGGCGGGCAGGAGGTTGCTGTCCTTGCTCTCGTCATCCAGCCAGCGCGACACGCGGTCGGCATTGGCCTTCATCCGCGCGAATGCGTCCTGCGTAGGCGGCTCGAATCGAATGCCAGTCACGGCCGGTCCGTTGCGGGCTTCGTGTTCCCGCACGATCGTCTCGACCATCGTTTCCCGGGACCAGTCCAGCGACTTGCGCCAGGCCGAGGTGTGATCGCGCAGAACGGCGATCAGGGTTTTGTGCGATTCATGTCGCATGCGTCAAATACTCCGGGCAGTTACATTCCCACCAGACGAGCAGACCGAGGGGGCCCGACGGGGAATGAAGATAGAAGACGGAGCAGCCCAGGCCACGCTGGCGCTGCTGAGAATTGCCAAAGGCATTGCCGACACGGTGTTGGGCGATGCGGACGAAGCGACCGTCCGCGCTGTGTTCGACCGGCTGTGCTTGGAGACAGACTGCCGCGCGGATCTGGAGGCCCAGCCAGTCGGAACTGCCTTGGTTCATTAGGGCGTAAGGACGCACGCAGGAGTTGCTAGGCATTGAAGTCGCGCGCGTGTCTGAGCTGCAGGAAACTGGTGGTGCAGCGCAAGCGCGCGAGTGCAGTTCACGCATAGCCACTGTCCCCTTCGCAGTTCCCACACACAGCAGAAGCGCGAGAGCCTGAGGCCCCCATTTTTTTGTCTCCGAAGGGACCGACAACCGGGAAAAGACTCGGAAACTTCAATCGGACACTGGGTGAAATGCCCCGCCGCTTCCAATTACTTACCCGCTGGACGGCGCCGCGAACCTCACGAATGCCCATAAGCTCGGCGACCGAAGTCGGACCGCCCAGGTCGTCAATGAGGGTGGCGTCAGGATGCAAATCGGTTTCCATAGAGGCTCCAGTTTGAGCGAATTAAACACCATGTTTACACAAAGGGTCAACACGGTGTGTACCCGCTCGCTATGGTCGGCCGCGAAAATCAGGGACATGAAAGCCCTGCATGTCCAAATGGAACGCCTCTACAAGGCGGCAAGAGAATCTGGTCGCTTGTCTGGTGAAGCTGATCAGACTGAAATGGCGCGCCTCCTCAATGTGGCACCCCAGAATGTCAATAATTGGGAAAAACGCGGTCCATCCAAAGAAGCGCTCCTCGACGCACAAGCTTCATTTGGGGTGAACGCCACCTGGGTGTTAAACGGCAGCGGTCCAATGTTTGTGGGTGGCGCAGCTGTACCGGGTGTCGAGTGGCCGTTTCGACGGCTGGACATAAGACGGCTACAGCGCCTCGATGCTGAAGATCGCGCGTATGTTGAAGGCAAGCTGGAGGCCGTCGTAGAAGCGGTCGAAGCGAGAATCCAGGCCGAGAAAAGCGACAGCGACGAGCGTGCGGCCTAAGCCGACATCTCCCCGCCTCATCTGGTCGGATGGTGCTTTCCTGGACCGTATCTGAAGTGAAAGCCGCATAGCCAGAACGTTGCCGCGTGCGCCTGCACACAACTGGAGGTCCCGCCCAACTCTGCCATAGCAGGCCGCAAAGCAACTCAACCCACCGATCACAGGACCGCCGCGAATTCGCGGCTATTTTTTTACCCAAAAATAAACACCATGTTGATTTTAAAATAAACATTATGTTTAATCTCCCCATCGGCCATCCCGGCCGGCGAGTTCCAAAGGGAGATGGACGTGCAGACACGAGCAATTACGCCGCGCCACAGTGTCGCGGTTTTCACGCCAAGCCAAGCGAACCCCAAACACGGTGATAGCTCTCCCGTCGTTCAGCTGGCGAATCATGAACCGACCGACGCCGACCTCCTGAGCGTCATCTTCGACCTGTTCGCGGGCCGCACCCTGCTCGCGTTCGGCGAAGCCATCGACTGGTGGGCCGAAACCCTCCAATGCGATCTCGCTCCCGAAACCGCGTCAGGTGTGGCCTTGGTTGCGCTGAGCAAATGGCCCTTCGACCAGCGCGCCGGCGCGCCTGGAGTGAAGGCATTGCAGGACGAACTGCCGAAGCGCGCGCGCATGCTGATTGAGCGCTCCCCCAACTCCATCAAGGAGGCCGTCTGATGGCCGGCTTCCTCATCGTCGGCCTGGTCGTTCTCGCCACCGAACTGCGCGCGCTTTTCAAGCGCCGCAAGGGGCCGCGCAAATGATCGCCGCCCTCCTCCTTTGCCCCCTCGCCTACGCCATGGCGCGCGCCATTGATGAGTTCGCCGCCTATCGCCGACGCACCGATCCGTGGGGACGCGCATGACCGCCGCCACGTTTTGGGTCCAGTTGGCATTTCTGCCGCCCGGCAGTGACCGGCCGCCCGTGATGGTTATCGAGCGATTCACCAGTCAAGCCGAATGCCTCGATGTGCTTGCGGTGTTTCCGTTCGGCACCCGTATCGACTTCACCTGCATGCCAAGCCGGCAGATTCGCGCCGGCGCCAGCCAGGAGACACAGCAATGATCCGCCGCTTCTTCCGTGCCCTCGATCGCGACCATGCCGTTGCCGCGATCGCCGTGGTCTGCGCAGTCCTCGCCTACGGCTACGTGCAGCAGGCCGATGAAGCCGCCGCGCGCGCAGCACACACCACCACTGCGGCCAACGCCGCCAACTGACCCGGAGCCCCTGCTATGCACCAACGCATCATCCCTATCCGGGCGTCCAGCCTGGCCGAGCTTTTCGACTGCCCCGCCCGCTGGGAAGCCAAGAACCTGCTGGGCATGCGCATGCCGTCATCCGGCGCGGCACGCCTTGGCACGGCCATCCACGCTGGCACGGCCGCTTTCGACCAAGCCAAGCTCCACGGCAATCCCATCACCCCTGACGACGCTGCAGGCGAATTCGTGAAGTCTCTGTACGGCAACGACGAGGAGGTCGATTGGGACGACGCAAGTCCGAAGGATGCCGAGCGCATCGGCCTGGCGCTGCACACGCGCTACTGCGCGCTGATCGCCCCGCATCAGGACTACGTCGCGGTGGAGCTGACGTGCGATCGCATGGAGATAACGGACCTCGGCATCGCGCTTACTGGCACGACCGACCGCGTCCGGCGCACGGCCAGCGGCGAGCTGGGCATTGCCGACCTCAAGAGCGGCGCGCGCGCCGTAGGCTCGGACGGAGCAGTCAGCACCGCCGGGCACGGTCCTCAGATGGGCGTTTACGAGATCCTCGCCCAGCACGCAATCGGCAAGCCCATCTCCGCACCCGCGCAAATCATCGGCTTGCAGACCGGCAAAACCGCCACCGCGCAGCGCATTGGCACCGGGGAGATCTCCGGCGCGCGCGATGCGCTCGTCGGCGACGAAAGCAGCCCCGGCTTGCTCCAGCATGCCGCGCGCCTCATTCACAGCGGCAGCTTCTACGGCAACCCCAAATCCGTCCTCTGTTCGGGCAGGTACTGCCCGCGTCATTCCACCTGCAAGTTCAAAGGCTAAATCATGACCCAGACCGCAACCATTCAGAACCTGCGTGCTGCACCGGAAGCGCAAATGCCCATCGTGGCCCCCGGCTTCGGCAGCCTGCAGGGCTTCGAACTTATGCAGCGCGCCGCGCGCCTTCTGTCCAGCAGCACCCTTGTGCCCGTGGCTTATCGCCAGACGATCGAGAAGCTGGACCGCTTCGGCAACGTCAAGGAAAGTCGCGAGAACCCGAACGCGCTGGCCAACTCCGTTGTCGCCCTGAACATGGCGCAGCGCATGGGCGCCGACCCGCTGATGGTGATGCAGAACCTGTACATCGTCGAGGGCCGGCCGTCCTGGTCCTCGCAGTGGATCATCGCCGCGATCAATGGTTGCGGCCGATTCTCCCCTCTGCGCTTTCGCATCGAGAGCCGCGGTGAGCGCGAGGTCGAATACAAGTCGACCTATTGGGAAAACAGCCAGCGTCACACCAAGGTCGAGAAGGTCAAGATCAACGACAAGGTGTGCGTGGCATGGGCCATCGAGAAGGAAACGGGCGAGGTGATCGAGTCGCCCGCGGTTTCAATCGAGATGGCGGTGCTGGAAGGCTGGTACACGAAGAACGGCAGCAAGTGGCAGACCATGGACGAGGTCATGCTCCGGTACCGCACTGCGTCGTTCTTCGGCAAGCTGTACGCGCCCGAATTGCTTATGGGCCTGCAGACGGTCGAAGAGGCGCAGGACATTATCGAAGCCACCACCGGCCCCGACGGCACGATCAGCGTGAACGTGGACGATCTGCGTGGCGGCGCTGCGCAGCCCCAACGCCAGCCGGTGGCCGCAGACGTCACCGACGTCGAGGCACGCGACAGCAAAGCCGCCCAGGGCGCACAACCCGAGGCACCAGAAGCCGAGGTCGACGGCGCTCGGCAAGACGCGTCATCGGTCAGCCCAGAAGAATCGGATCTGCCCCACACCTCACATGACGACGATGGCGGCGAGAGCCTCGACCCGGTCAAGGTGGAAGAGCAGTTGCGGGCCGCGAAGACTGTCGACGTTCTGGACGTAGCGGCCGATTACCTGCCTGGCATTACAAATGATGACGAACGGCACCGGCTGACCAAGCTTTACCGACAGCTGCGCCTGTCCCTGACCAATGCCCAGCAGCGTGCACCGCGCCGCCGCGTGGCCGCGCCGGAATAAGGAGCCAATATGCGAATCCACCGAATCACCACCGAGAACTTCCAGGGCGCGCGTGCAGTGGACCTGGACCTGCGCACGCCCGCTACCCTGATCGCCGGCCCGAACGGCGCCGGCAAGTCCAGCATTGCCGAGGCCGTGCGGCTGGCGCTGCTGGGCACGCCCGAGCGCGTGGGCCTGAAGAAGGAATACGGCGCGCTGGTCAGCGATGGCGCAAAACTGGGCGCTGTAACGCTGGATCTGGACCTGGGCGCCGTCGGCATCAGCCTGCCCAAGGGCGCGCAGTCCGGCGAGGCCTTGGTGCCCCAGTCGCCCGTTCTGCCGTTTGTCCTAGCGCCGGAGCGTTTCGCCGCCGCCAAGCCGGACGAACGCCGCAGCCTGCTGTTCGCGCTGACCGGGACCAACGTTAAGGCAGACGAGATCGAGCGCCGCTTGTTGGCGCGCGGCTGCGCTGCCTCGCTCGTCACCCAGATCAAGCCCGTCCTGCGCACCGGCTTTGCCGGCGGCGCGGATTTTGCCAAGGGGCAGGCGACTGAGGCCAAGGGTGCCTGGAAGACCGCCACAGGCGAACAGTGGGGCAGCCAGAAGGCCGAGGGCTGGCAGGCCGAAATCCCACCGTTCGACGAGACCGTACTGGACAAGGCGCGCGCAGACCTGACCGCACTGGACAGCCGTATCGACGCTACCGCGCAGTCCTTGGGTGCGCTGGAGCAAAAGGCATCCGCCTATGCGGCAGCCCGGGACCAGCTGGCGGCGCGCCAGGCCAAGACCGCCCAACTGCCGGCGCTACGTCAGAAACTGGAATTTGACCAGGAAGAGCACGGCAAGCTTGCCGCGCGCGTAGACGCGCTGCAGGCGAAGGCGGGAACAGGGCCGCGCGAGGGACTGGTTCACGACCTGGCACGCTGCCTTTCGCGCCTCTGGGCATCTGAGGCGTCCAAAAACGTAGCCTTCGGCATTGGCCTGGATATCAAAGAGGTGCTGGCGATCTATAAGCGGCAGTACGGCAAGATCGGGGCCGCCGGCGATATCGAGGCGGCCGCCGCGCTGCCCAAAGCTATCGAAGCCCGCGACCTGATGGCGCGCAGCGTCGAAAACGACCGGCGCGACATCGCCGCAGCCGAAGCGGCGGCTGAGCAGCTGCAGGCCAGCGCCGCGCCCGAGGCAGTCCAGCCCGCCGACGTGGAAGGCGCGCGCGCCAAGGTCACAGCGCTCCGCGCCGAACGCAAGGCGATTGACGAGCGCGTCCAGCAGCTGCTCAACGCCAAGCGCGCGGCCACCAGCGCCACCGAGCGCACCGCGAACGCCGCGCAGTACCACCAGGATGTACTGGCCTGGTCCGCGATCAGCGACGCGCTGTCGCCCGACGGCATCCCGGGCGAGATCCTGGCCGAGGCCCTGCAGCCGGTGAACGACAAGCTCGCCGACTTGGCCGACCTGGCCGGCTGGCGCGTGCCCGCCATCGGCGCCGATATGGTCATCACCTTCGCCGGCCGCCCCTACCGGCTGCTGTCCGAGTCCGAGCGCTGGCGCGTGGACGCGCTCGTCGGCGCGGCCCTGGCCGAAATCTCCGGTCTGCGCTGCTTGATCCTGGACCGCTTCGACTGCCTCGACCTGCCTGGCCGGAGCGACGCCCTCGGCTTGGTGGACACCCTGGCTGCCGACGGCCGCATAGACACGGTCTTGGTCCTGGGCACCCTCAAGGCCGCGCCGCCGGCGCCCTCGGATGCATTCACCGTGCACTGGATCGATAAGGGCCACGCTGGCCCGTCCAAGCTTAAGGAGGCGGCATGACCCAGCTGCGCCACCACTCACTCGAAATGCAGATTGCGCGCCGGCAGGCGGCGGAACAACTGCGCAAGGTCGGCACGCCTGTAAAGGCGTCCGCCACGATCGTGCAAATGGTCGCCTTGATTGCCGAGCGCACGGGCTGGCCCGCGCCGTCCACCGAGCCGGCAGACCTGCTGGCTTTCCTCGGGCGCTTCCTGGATCTGTGCCGCGCCGGCGTCACGCCGCCGCCGTACAGGCCAGTCGTTCGACGCCCGATGCGTTACGACCTGGCCATGCGCGAGACCCTGGCCCGAGCCGCAGCGGCCCAGCCGCACCTGATTACGGCCACCAGCAACGTCGTCACCTGGAGGGAAATGGCAGCATGAGCTTTCACACAACCATTGCGCGACTGCGCGAAGGGGCTACTACCCGCGCCGCCGGCGACGACTCAGACCATTGCAGCGTACGCCGTGAAGACCTTCGCGTCGCCGTCCACGTCATCGACCGGCTGGATGCCGACCTGCGGCAGACCAGCGCGCTCTCGCATGAGCCCGTGGCGGGTGCGCCCCGGCCCAGCCACGCGCATCAGGCGGCTGCGGTCAGATTGACCAAGTTGGCGCAGGAGACACGCGCAATCTACGGCCAGGAAACGTCCGGCGGCGGAGAGCCCGCCTATCCGTCCTGGACTGGCGACGTTCTGCTGCTTGCCGCGCTGGCACCGCAAAAGCGGGGGCTCGACGATGAGTAAGCCGGTCGCCATCAAGATTCCCTTCGTTGCGCCGGTGGGCACCAGCGGCTCGGTGACCCTCCGGTACGACGACCGCTACGGCGACAAGGCGCACCTGGCCATCGACATGGGGCGCCCGATCAGCGGGGTGTGGGCAGCGGCGCCGCTAACCCTCGACGGGATGCGCCTGCTGGTAGACGGCCTGTTGGACGCCATCGACGCCATTGAGCGGCACCGTCGAATCTACGGAGGATCGATAGATGGTCAGTAGCGACGAAGAAACCGCCCTCACTCTCCAGGAAGCAGCTGCGCGCCTGAAGTTGTCGTACAGCACTGTGTTCGCCTATCGACAGCGCATCGGCTTTCGAATTCCTGGATCTAGAGTGTGGCGGGTTTGGCCCTCCCAGCTTGCCCTGCTGACCGAAAAAAGCTCAAATGTGACCCGGCTATCGCTGTTGGTCGACGGAGAACCCACATGTCAATCCGCAGAGATAAAGAGTCCGGCGTTTGGCAGATCGACATCTGCACGCCAGGCATCCCGAGAATTAGATGTACTGCTGGCACAACCGACAAAAGGGCGGCACAGGAGTACCACGACCGGTTGAAGTCCGACGCGTGGCGCAAGGTCAAGTTGGGTGAAGAACCCAACCACTCTCTGGACGAAGCTGCGTTGCAAACGCTCAAACTGTCCGAGGGGCAACGCGACTATGACGCGAAGGTGCGCCACATCAAGTATTGGCGCGCCGCACTCGGCGGCAGCACAGCGGTCAGCTCTTTAACAAGCGGAACCATCCTCGCGAAGCTTCCAACGCACAGCACTCATAAGCATCGGAAGCCGAAGCCATTGAGTGCCGGCGCGAAAAATCGGTACCTCGCGACGATGCGGCGCGTACTTTCACTTTGCGTCGAATGGGGCTGGCTCAGCAGAGCGCCGAAACTGACAAAATTTGAAGAGCCGGACGTGCGCGTACGTTGGGAGCCGTCGCCCGTTATCGTCAAGATCATCCAAGCGATGTCCACTCAATGGATGCAGGAGGTCAGCCTGTTCGCCGTTGCCACGGGCATGCGCGCTACGGAGGTTTTATCCCTCACCTGGGCCCAGGTCGATTTGGAGAAGCGGCACGCCTGGATCACCCATGGGCGCGCAAAAAATAAGCGTGCACGTGCAGTGCCATTAAACTCCGATGCTGCCGGAGTATTGCAACGTCGCCTCGGCATACACCCGACACTGGTCTTTACCAGGCGCGCAAGGGTCGATCGGGAACCGGCCCAAATCAGCCAGATTGACGCGTCGATTCTTTCCGCCGCGTGCAAGGCAGTCGGGATCGTAGATTTTCGATTCCACGATTTCCGGCATACGTGGGCGTCGTGGCACGTGCAAGCTGGGACGCCCCTTATGGTCTTAAAGGAATTGGGCGGCTGGGAACGAATCGAGATGGTTCAGAAGTATGCCCACCTCGCCCCGACGCACCTTGCCCACCACGCTGAGAACGTCAAGATTACGTCAACCTGGACGCCGGAAACGAAACAGCCGCCATTGCTGGCGGCTGTAGGTACCTGATTTCTCAGGATTTCTTTGGTAGGCCCCCCGAGAGTCGAACTCGGCACCAACGGATTATGAGTCCGC